AGGTACTTGACGGCCGCCGATGCGTCGACAAAATCCTGATCGGTGACGAGCTCAGTCTTGATGCTGGAGATTACGGCATTGGCCGCCGCCTTGAACTCGACCAGATTGCTGTGCGTGACGCGGCCGGTGACTTCGACAACCAGGGCCGGCAGGTTGTCGATCGGATTAGCGGTCAGGATCGGCTTTGCTTCGATGACTTCCGGTTGGTAGTTGCGCACGTCTTCATCGAACTGCTTCCAGCCGGCCTTCAGTTGCGCGATGCGTTCCGGCGTTGAGCGGTAATCGCAGTAGACAAAGTTGTCGGTCGTGCCATCGCTGACCACGAAGATGATCTTCTCGAAGCCGAACACGGCGATCTGCTGATCCAGTTGCCACTTGTGCGAATCCGGAACTTCTCCGGCATCGACCATGGCGGCGAATTCGGCGTTCCACAGCTTATGCTCGAAGCCGATTTCACAGGTCATTGTCGTGCCGTCAGAACTGGCCAGCAGACGGCCTTCGTCGTCGGTGGCGACCAGCGGGTAGAGGTCTTCGCCGATGATGGCTTCGAGAATGGGGCGGGCCAGCGCTTCGGTCATGTGGCCAAGATCGAAACGGCGCTGCATGTCCGGGGTGATTTCCTCGGTGATGCCGGTCGCCTTTTCGCGGACCAGTGCCGAACGGCTCTTGTACGGGCTGACGCCCATCATGGCCGGCGCTTCGCTGGCGTTGCGGGTATTGGCGCGCAGGGCGTGCCATTCGGGAGAGCCTTGTTTCACTTCATGGATGATCATGATCAAACTCCGTAGTCGACGGCCAGGTCTTCAATGGCCAGTTTTTGATCGTCGGTCAGGACGTACTTGGTCAGCGTGGTAGCGATAATTTGCGCCACGGTCAGCTTCTTCTCAGTGACAGCCTTGCGCCACTTGGCCAACTCAGTGGTGAACTTGTCGGCCGGCATTTCGGGCAGCGCTGCAGCCGGTTTTGTTTCCGCCGGCTTCGTCTGCTTGGCTGCGCCATCCTCGGGAGCGAAGGCTTGTTCCGGCGTGGTGTCACCTTCCTTGATGGCGGTGATCAGACCGCGCAGAACAACCAGATGATCGAGCGTGATGTCGGCAGATCCTTCGACGCCCAGCTTGGCGAATACCTGTTCCTGCGTGACGCCGAAGGCAACCAGCGCCTTCAGGGCATCGGCCCGGCGGTTGGCCAGGGTCGAGAAGTCACCCATGACCACGGCGCGGGCAGCCTGGTACATATCGTCCCAGAACGCTTTCGGTACTCCCTTGAGAATAGCGTTACGCAGAGCAATGGACGAGGCCGCATTGCCGGTTACTCCGATCATGTCGGCGTTGTAGCGCTTTCCTTTGCTATCGGTAATGCGGCGCTGTACCTCATAGGTTAGGCCGACATTGCGTTCGCAGTCATAGAAAACGCCTTGCGCGGTGATGAAGTCGCCAGCATCGGAGACAACTCGGGCTCCGGCTCGGCAGTTTCCCCAAGCCGAGGCAACGACTTCGGCAAATCTGGCGCTCGGGCCTTCTATGGTCTTGTTTCCGCGGGGAAGGGCATAGATGCAGGATTCTGCAACCGACTCATTGAGCGTTACCATCTGCAGTGCTTCTTGACGGAAACGCTTGATTGAGCGCGGGAACTTGTGGGCGGTCGTTACCTGTTGTTCGATCTCGGATCGATTCAACACGGCGACGGTGCCGCTTTCCACGGAAATTCCGGCGACTTCCCGGCCTTCTTCGTATTGATCGTTCATGATTTCCTCAGAGGGTTGAGTTTTTAACGAGCTTCCCGGATCGACGAAACCCGGAAAGCTTTGAATTTCGGATCGTCCGCGATGATCTTGCGGACTTCGGCTTGATCGCGGGCGGTGACGTATTCCAGACGACGCCTTGCGCTCTCGTTCTCATTGAGACATGCCTTGCGTGACAGGGTGACTTCCCAATTGATGTTGGCGCGAAGCTTGCCGGTGAAATTACAGGTCATTCCGCATTCCTTTATGTCAGCGCCGGTTACTCTTTCCGGCATCCTCAAGCGCCCCGGCTTGTGACCAGAGGGGATAGTTGACGGCTGATCGTGGCCTTCATCGGGCGGAACCCTTCAGGGCGTTTGCCAGCCGAGTCAAGATCAGGCCATGTGCCAGGTGCGGCGCTGGCCGGCTGGCAGGGTGGCGTTGTAATTGGAACGCAGGCGAGCCAGGTTCGTCCGGGCATTGCTCCTGGAAATATCCATGTTGCCGCGGGTGATCGGGTCGCCGTTTATTTCGTTCAGCCAGTTGAGAATCTTGGTCTGGCCCTCAATGTGGATTTCCAGCGAGTAAAGCTGGAACCACAGAATCATGCGAGTGATAGCTTTCATGTGATCGACCTCCGTTGTCGATGGGATGCAATACGCATCCCGTATGACAAGATTAGACGATTGCTAAACGGAAAGCAAGCGCGTTGATGCAAAAAAATACCGGCAACATTGTTTGCTTGCGCTACGACGCGGACATGGTGTAAATTCTGATCAACACGCGCTTATCAATATTAACCATTGCGGTTATATTGCCCTTTCATCATAAAAGATAAGCGGCAAGTAAGCAACGAATACAGTCTTCTCAATGGGCAAGCGCCGGCCAGCGCGCCTACTGTTACCGCGAGTTCCCGGTAGGCAGCCCACCCTTTTCTCAAGGTCACGAACTCGCACGAAGGAACCGCACAATGAAAGACCGACCAATACTTTTCTCGGCGCCGATGGTGCGCGCCATCCTCGAAGGCCGGAAGACGCAGACGCGGCGGGTTGTGAAGCCACAGCCAAGTCCGAGCAGCGACACCGCATTCGTTGGCACGGATGGAATATGGCGCTTTTCCCACCCAACCCTGCGCGACCCAGTAAGCCACGAAGCAGACGATGTTCGCTGCCCATACGGACAGCCTGGCGACCGGCTGTGGGTACGGGAGAAGTTTCAGCCTCTGTTTGCCGACGACATAGAAAACCATTGGGAAACCGATTGGAAGACCGGCAAGGGCTACAAGATCAGCTATCCGGCCACCGATGGGATTCAGGAATTCATTGATCTGGACGACGAACTGAGTGACGCCTGCAAGCCATCTATCCACATGCCCCGCTGGGCCTCTCGCATCCTGCTCGAGATAACCGGCGTCCGCGTTGAGCGGCTTGCTGACATAAGCAAAGACGATGCAATGGCCGAAGGAATCGTGGTCCAGCCAGATGGAGGATTTGGCCTTGCCGACTCCACGCACTATAACTTTTCAGACCCAACCGATAGCTATTGCAGTCTTTGGGAATCCATCAACGGCGACGGCTCATGGGATGCAAACCCATGGGTCTGGGTCGTCGAATTCAAGCGGGTGACGTAATGGCCAGATACCGCAAAGTCGACCCGAGAATCTGGAATGACGCGAAGTTCCGGGCCCTGAATGACCAGGGGAAATTGTCGTTCTTTTTCCTCCTGACACATCCGCACATGACCGCCATTGGCGCAATGCGCGCCTCGCTTCCTGGCCTCGCTTCTGAAATCGGATGGAGCGAGAAAGCCTTTCGGGAAGCCTTCGGAGAAGCCTCTACGAAGGGTATGGCGATGCACGATGAAAGTGCATCTTTGATCTGGCTTCCGAACTTCCTTAGATACAACCCCCCCGAGTCTCCAAACGTTGTGAAAGCATGGTCTTCGGCGCTTGATCTGCTGCCCGAGTGTGCGCTGCTAAACCGCGTCATTGCTGGCGCCGTAGCCTTTGCACAAGGTTTGAATAAAGGCTTTGCGGAAGCCTTACCGGAAGTCTTCGCCAAGGCTATGCCTTATCAGGAGCAGGAACAGGAGCAGGAATCTATCTCTAACGAGATAGATAGCGCGGCAGCAAAATCGCCGCGCTTCCATGCGCAAAAATGGTTGGAATCCAAAGGCGTCCCAAAGCAGGTGGCTGCTGACTGGATCAAGTTGCGAAAAGCCAAGCGGCTTGAGTCGACATTGACGGCTTTCGAGGGTGTTGAGGCCGAGGCGCAGAAGGCTGGCTTTCCACTGGCGACGGTTATCGCTTGCTGCGCGAAGAACAGTTGGGGGAGTTTCAAGGCGTCTTGGGATCACGGCCTTGGGGGCGAGGGTGGGGTAAGGGCTGGGCATTGGTTCATGTCTGCGCCGGGCATCGAGGAGAAGGCCAGGGCCCTTGGAATGATGCAAACGAAGGACGAGATATTCCCGAACTTCAAAGCCCGTGTCTATGCCGCAGCAGGGGTAACTGAAGCTATGGTGCGCGCCGCAAAAATCGACGCTGGCGAGCGTGTGTGATTGCCTACCCATGAGCAACCACACAACATCAAGAGCGCCGACGATGGCGCAGGCTGTCGAAATAGTCACGAACTGCATCGATCGCCGAGAGCAGGGCAGGCAACTGTCGTTCATGCGGGAAACGCAGGGCGAGGAGTTTGCCCAGCAGGTCCATGACAAGGTGAAGGCGGCCGGCGGGGTGAAGAAGAAATGATCCACTACCACGGATTGCCGATAACGCCTGCGACAGCAGCTTGCGCAGCCGTGAAAGGCGGGCATGCTTTTGTGTCGTTCCGCTATGCCGACCAGTTGAGCCTGGCGATTGATGTTTGCCAGAGCTTCGCCGTGGATAACGGCGCGTTCTCGGCTTGGAAAAGCGGCAATCCGGTAACGGACTGGTCTGAATACTACGCATGGGTGGCAGAGATACACCGCGCCCCATCTTTTGACTTTGCAGTAATACCGGATGTGATCGACGGCGATGAAGAAGCAAACGATGCCCTGCTGCGTGAATGGCCTTGGCAGGCAAGACATGCCAACGTCGGCGCTCCTGTTTGGCACATGCACGAGTCCATTGCGCGACTTGAACGCCTTGCTCAAGACTGGCCACGCGTTTGCCTCGGCAGCAGCGGCCAATACGCCACCGTTGGAAACGCCAGGTGGTGGGGCCGAATGGCCGAAGCCATGAACGCCGTAACCGACAGCGACGGATTGCCGGTAACGAAACTGCACGGCCTGCGGATGCTTAACCCGGAGGTTTTCACCCGGCTACCGTTGAGCAGCGCTGACAGCACGAATATTGCGCAAAATATCGGTATTGACTCGGCTTGGCGCGGAACATACGTGCCGACGAATAAGGACGTTCGGGCGCTGGTGATGCGCGACAAGATCGAGGTAAGCCAGAGCGCAAAAAATTGGAATCGGCAGTCCGTGCAAATGGAAATATTCGCATGAGTCGGGTAACGATCATCAAGACGGCCGCACCGATGCCAGGGGAAGAAATCTTATCTATGGTAAGAAATTTTCTCTTCGTCCTATTCGACGGATGGCGCAACGACGACAAGAAGGGCTGGCGGCGGATCTGGAAGCGTTTGATCGATCTGGAGCCTGGCGAGTTCGCGGTGATCGAGTTCGTGATACCGAGGAACGCGAAATTCCACCGCAAGTTTTTCACAATGCTGAATTTCGCCTTCGACTCCTGGGAGCCGGGCCGAATGAGAAAGACCTACAAGGGTAAAGAGGTTTCCAAGAACTTCAAGCGATTCAGGAAAGACGTTCTGATCATGGCTGGATTCTATGACCAGACATTCGACTTGAAGGGCCGCATGAAGCTGGAAGCCCACAGCATCAGCTTCGCAAACATGGACGACGCGGAGTTTGAGCGGGTCTATTCGGCCGTCGCATCTGTGATTCTTGAGCATGTTCTGACTGGCTACTCAGGCCGCGAAGAGCTTGATCGCGTTGTCGACCAGATGATTGGGTATCTATGAAACTGCAAGATTTGACGGGTTTGCAATTTGGTCGGTTGTCGGTAATCGGCCGATCAGAAAATCATGGAAAGCACGTTCGATGGTCTTGTGTATGCGACTGCGGAAAATCCGCAACAGTTTCATCTACGCACTTGAAAACAGGCCATACGAAAAGCTGCGGATGTGTTCGCGATGAGGTTGCTTCCTGTCGAGCGAAGTCCATGGCGAAGCATGGAATGTGGAATTCTCCAGAATGGAATTCATGGAAGTCGATGAAGGATCGATGCCTTCGAAAAACTCACGACAAATACCCGCTCTATGGCGGCCGAGGAATAACTGTTTTCCAGGAATGGATTGGATCGTTCGATGCGTTCTTTGCCCATGTCGGTTGCCGGCCAAGCTCGTCGCATTCAATCGACAGAATTGATTCAAACAAGGGTTATGAGCCGGGTAATGTTCGATGGGCAGATATTAATCAACAGAACAATAACAAGCGAACCAACGTCACCGTTGACATCGATGGCGTTTTGATGACTGCCGCTCAGGTATCTCATCGCTTTGGGATAACGCATCGCGCAGCGGTTTATAGGATTCGGCGCGGTCTTCCGCTGGATGGAAAATCATGAGGATAGCCCAGGCACCAACGGCGTGCGATGCGTTCCACGCCCATAGCGACAACGGGCTGGCCGGCGGCCAGCGCAGCAAGATCATTCACTTCATCGAGACGAGCGGCGGTTCATGGTCGATCGGAGAGCTGGCCGAGGCGCTTGGGATGCAGAAAAGCACGGTCAGCGCCCGTCTGAATGAAATGTTGAACCAGTTCTGCATGCTGGTTGAAAAGCCGAAGCGCAAGGACCGGTTGAGCAACATCACGATTCGGCCCGTTGGGCTTCCGGCCAAGCAACTTGAGTTGCTGCAATGAGCATCGTCAAGCGCAAGCCGTACCGCAACCGCAAGATTCTAGACCTGGCCCACAAGGTCAATGAATGCCAGGTGCGAATTCCTAGCGTGTGCATCGGTTACTCAGCTCATGGCTGCGAGCCCGCTCATTCCAACCAGTCAATTCATGGGAAAGGTGCTGGCCAGAAGGCCGACGATAACCGCCATGTGGCTGCCTGCCATTCGTGCCATGTGGCGATTGATCAAGGGCCAATGCCGAAGGCCGAGAAGGTCAGGCTGTGGAACGCGGCATTCGAGCGCACAAGGGCGCTGTACATCAAACGGTTCAACATTGATTTGGAGGCTGTAAATGCAGGATGAACGCGAAAAATTCACCGACCCCATCGACCAGGCGGACTATTTCCGCGAGTCGGTCATCGACGACAAAGTAAAAGAGGCGCAGCGCATCGCGGCAGATATTCCCATCGGCGTGTCCGGTTCGTGCGACTTCTGCGGCGAGGAGTACAGCCGTCTGGTCGGTGGCGCCTGCGGATTCTGCCGCGACAAGTACAAGCTCGACGAATGAAATACGACTGCCAGAACTACGACATCAACCGGCTTTGTCGCTTTGACCGGCGGGCTCTTGATCGGCGGTGCGATGGTTGCCAACGAACGACAGATCAGGCGTATCTCGAATCACAAGGACTGTGGATCGTTGGCATTTCGCATGCGCTGCCGGTGGTGCGGGCCGAGCCTGGCCGGTTGTTTATTGAGCGGTTTCCATTGCGCGAAGTGAATAATGCTCCGATGGTCTGAAGATCAACTGCGCGAGCATCACGCCAAGCGCCAGGGCAGGGTAGAGGCCAAGGCCGAGGCGAAAGACCATCAGGCCGACCAGCCACGGGCGAAGTATCGCAACAAGAAGGTTCAGATTGATGGCAGGACGTTCGATAGCAAGCTTGAGGGCCGCGTCTATGTCGATCTGAAGCGCCAGCAAGAAGCCGGCTTGATCACGGCGCTGCAATGCCAGGTAAAGTTCGCGCTGGAGGTTCATGGCGTCCTGATTGCGCACTACATCGCCGACTTCACATTTCGAGATTCGTCCTTTGCTTTTGTCGTGGCCGACGCGAAAGGTGTGAGGACGCGAGAATACATCCTCAAGAAAAAATTGATGAAGGCGTGTCACGGCATCGACATCAAGGAATACCGGCGGGAAAAATCCCGTGCCCGGAAACCCAATCCTGTGTAGAATTTCGCCAGAAGCACCGGAGCGCGGCTGGACTCCGAAGGCATCCTGGCCTTCCGCGCAAGGAAAGAAGAAGCCCGCCAAGTGCGGGCTTAGTCTTGTCCGGCTGATACGCGGAGGAATGACTTTCGGATGCCTTCGAGGACTTTTGCCCAGCCTATTCGTTCGTGCCATGGCTTGCCGTCTGCAGTGGCGCGGTAGCAGTCTATACGGCCGGTGCGGTAAAGCTCGATGGTATGCGTCACCTCGCCGAAGTCGAAATCCGTGATGACGATTCGTCGGCGAAGTTCAGGCATCGTCGGCGGGCATTCCGGCGCTGTCGATTCAAGACGAATGCGCTCTTTGGCCGCCCGTGCTGCGGCCATTTTGGCGCTCTGTTGGGTGCGTTTTCTATAGGCCATACCTTGCACGGTTCCAATATTCAAGAGTTGTGCGTCAATGCCGCAGCTGCTTTAGCCGCCTTGTCGAAGGTGCCGTCTTCTACAAGCCCTTTAAACATTGTCATGCTGGCATTGAGCGAATCAATTGCCATCGTCAGTTGTTCAATTTCTTTTGTCTTCGTCGCAACGGTGTTGAGGGCGGTTTTCATGAACGCGGCCTCGCTGGAAACCTGCTCAGTAACGGCGCGCAAGGCGCGCAGCTTTTCGCCCTTTTCATCAAACGCCAATTTCATTGCATCAATTACCTGGACTGCCTCGTCTTCAACAAGCGCCCTGGTTTGCATCAGAAATTCAGCAAGTTTGCGATTGGTGGCCGCGCCATCCGCAACCGCGCTGGTTGCTGTGTTCATCGCAATATTGCCAAGCTCCTTTACCACGTCGTCAAAAAACTTCAGGTTTTCTGGTGTTCCGCTCAAGTCGTATTTCATTTTAATTTCCTCTCAATGGTCAAAAACCAGCCCAACTCAACGGTCAACAAGACCGCCGCAATGAGCGTCGTTCGTCAAATAGCCACCAGTCGCGGCGGCTTGTTACCTAAGCGTTCGGCGTCACCGTCTCGGCCTGCGCGTGGTGAATTCGTCAAGAACCCGGAAGGCTTCAGCC